CGTACTTATGCTGCTGATATGGTAAATAAAGCTGTTGAGTCACGTACAAGAGCACAAGGTGACAAATTTGATGCTGAAAAATATCGTCAAATGTTAGTTCGTGCTGCTGACTTAGATTTTGTTAAAGAAGAAATTGATACTTATGAAGCAATGGCCAAAGAGCGCTTCAATGGTGGTCGTCAAACAAATGGAGATCCACTACCTGGACCTGGTGGAGCAGATCCAGAAGACGATGTAATTGTTTCAGAACGATATGAAGGAGGTAATAAGTAATGTTTAACAAAGTAGGCGGTATTGTACCAGATAGTTATGGTTTATCACTCACTGTATTCGCACAAGATGCAACTTCAGAAAATCCTGTTAAAGCAGGTACACCTTTAAAGTTTGCTACTACAGGAGCGTATCATGCCAAGAAAGCAGCTGCTGATGATGCAATTGTCATGACTGCAAAGCATACAGTTACATCTAAAGATGCTCCTTTAGGGGTACATGTATATGGTTATTCACGCAATGCAGAATTCCCTTACAGTGGCTCAATTGCTATTGGTGATCCAGTCGCTGCTGATGGTAATGGTGGAGTTAAAAAGGCAGCTGCAGCAAATGGATCATATGTTTATTTAGTTAACAGCACGAAAAAAACAGTAGAAGTTTTACTACCTTAAAGGAGGATTTCACATGAACTTTAAACACAAAATTAAAAATAGCCGTGGTGAAGTAATTGAACTAGCAAACGGCTCTGATTTAACAACTGCAATTAGAGAAGCATCTGCTAAAAACGGACGTATTGCAGGACAAGCAGGAGATTTAATTAGCAAAAATAGTTCTGCTACTTTCCGCTCTTATCTTGATGAACAAGGTGTTACGTTAAAAGATGCTATTCGTGCCTTAGGAATTAACGATATAGGCTCTCAAGAAGTACGTGCTTTGTATCAAAATGACAATACAAAACCACTATTTAATGCAGTATTAGAAGATGGTTTCCGTGAAGGATATCTTGCAGCTGGTCGTGCTTCTGAATTAGTTGGCCAAGTAATTCCTATGGATCAAATGGCTTATCAATACTACACACTTGAAAATAAAGATAACGATGATTTAGATTTAAGCTTCGTTGGACAAGGTGCTCCAATTCCAGTTGTAACAATTAAGCTAGATACAGACCACACAATCTATGTGTATAAACGTGGTAACGGAATTGAGATTACTGACGAGGCGAAATCAATGAAATTTGATATGCTCGCTTTACATTTACGTAAACGTGGTATGCAAATTGCTCGTACGGATGAAAAGCTTGCGATCCATCGCTTATTCAATGGTTATTTCAAAGATGGTACTGATGTAGCACCTACAATAGGTGTTAAAACTGCGAATGATTGGAAGATTTCTGATATTTGGTATGCAACGCAACACGCTTATCAAAAGTATGGATTTACTTATAATCGTAGTGTTATGAATTTAAAAACTGCGGAACAGTGGGCAACGCAAAAAGAGGCAAACGGTAATTTGATATTCTTAAATGAATTAAAGAACGGGGATATGCCTGGCGTTCTAAAAACTACGCCATTTATTTCAGAAGATGTTCCAGATGGTCGTATTATGTTAGTGGATACTAAATTCGCGTTAGCTGAATATCAATACAAACCATTCTCTGTTGAAAGTGAACGCAGCGTTAAAACGCAGGTAGATGGTTCGTATGGAACGGTTACTTCTGATTTCGTACCATATGATCCAAATGCACGTATGATTCTAACGCTTGACCAAGCTCGCTAATAAGGAGGGCTAAGATATGGCCAAAAAAGATTTAATCGCAGATATTGTTAAAGAAAATCCTTCTTTGGATCCAAAACAGTTAGATGATAACTATACAGTTCCTCAATTAGAAGATTTACAGAAGCAATTGCGAGAGGAAAAAGTTTTTCCAGAGACAGCCAAATACAAATTGAAGGACCCTAACACACAGTATGCAGAATGCTATGCGGAAGGGTCTTTTACTTTGGCTGGAAATCAAGAAAAAGAACTACCTGCAGCACCATCAAAAACGTTATTAGATAGAATTGAATATGGTTTTATCGTTGAGGTGAAGTAATATGTATGCTTCTCCTGCAGATGTAAAAGAAAGGACCTCTTTTATAGAGGTTTCTTCTCTTCCTGATGAAAAAATACAGTTATATATAGACCGTGCTGCTTCATGGATTCATAGAGAAGTGAAACGTACATTCGAAAATGAGACGAATAAACAGACACTCTCAGACCTCCTTACTGCTACCGTATTGCTCGTTGAGTATCTTTGGTACCAAGACCATCCGGAAATGAAAGAGGCGCAGTTGAGCACAGCATCTAGCGAGAAAATAGGTAACTACTCTTATACACTTCGCGATGCATTAGGTGGGAATACTGCAGATGAAATGAAATTCGGAGCAAATAGAACAGGAATTAAAGAATTAGATTTAATTCTCGACTCGTTACGGGCAAATAATACTATTACTGGCTTCAATTTTTTTGGTGTATCTGGACCATCGAGGGTGAAACGATGAGATTTGAAAGCTTGCTAGTCCATCGCTGCACTTTGATAAAACAGAACGTTATTATTGGCCAAGATGATTATGGCCGAGATATATATGGGCAGGAGGATATACCAGATGTTCATTGTCGCTTTGATCAAATAGAAAAACGAGTGACAAAAAATGATAACAGTGTTGATATTATCATCCAGCCAATTCTTTATTTGGCTGCTTCTCAAGAAATCGAAGAAACCATGCAGATAAAGGATATACGAGATAAACAAGATAACATTCTACTACCTGGTGTATATGGAGTTAAGAAATTATCTCGTGAATATAGCAAGATTAGACTCCATCATTATGAAGTGGAGTTAAAAAAGGAGCGTGATTAAATGGGGATTAACATCAATGTAAGGTTAGATCCACAAGCGCGCCAATTCGCTAGACAAATACCAGGGAAGCTACAAGAAGCCCGTCAAAAGGCGGTTGAAGCAGCTGGGATGGTATGGGCCGATGAAGCTAAAGAAGTAACACAAGAGGACAATCATATCGATACGTCTCTTTACATCAACTCTATCGGTTATTTAACCAACATTCCTTACACCAATAAGAGCGGTAAGGGTGAGCGTGATGCTACTGAGGCAGATGTTGTTCATGAGTTGACAGAAAGTGAAACTAAAACAAACCTAGAAATCGGTTCAGACGTTTCTTACGCTTCTCATTTAGAAAACAGATATAACATTATGGCCAGAGCATTAGATAGAGCAGAACCACGTATGCAGCAGGTAGCTAAAACACAAGTTCGATTAATTTTAGAATAGGAGGGATATATTTGACTGATTACGTTGATCCAATCCCTCATATTGTGCGTTTCTTTAAAATATTTGACGTTAAATGTTATGGTAATACATTCCCTTTAAAGGCAGAATATCCGTCGATTTGCGTGAAGGTAGCAGGAGGTAGAGGTTTTACAAGATTACAAGTAACCTCACGCTCTGAAAAAGATGATATCGAAGCTATGAATGTATTAATAAATGCTACAAATATATTAGAACGTCACACTTCGTCCATTACAGGGCTGCAGGTTGAATGGTGTGAAAAAGAGGGTAATCCTACACCTGCATACGATGCAGAAACAAATAAATTCCAAGGTTGGTGCTACATGCGCTTAGAGCACTTGGAAGCATAGGGGTGAATGAATTGACCGAAAAAAAGACAACAAAACAGATTTTATGTGAAGGTCCCGTTGAAGGTAACGGGGCTTTATTTTATAGATTGCGTGATGATTTAGATATCATGCCAGGACAACTATTAGAAATCGGTAATGGTAAGAATCAAACAATTACAAAAGAAGAAGCAGAATTATTACTTGCTGCTCCTTCTTGGAATTTCAGAGAGGTGGCTAAATAATGAGTAACTTATATAAAGTAAATGCAAGTAATATCATCGGTGGAGCAGGTCGTTTAGTGTGGGTGCCTTATGGTACTCCTGCACCAACAAAGATTGCAGATGTAATGGATACATCTACATTCGAATTAAAAGCTTCTTGGAAAGACGTAGGAGCAACAACAGAAGGAATTGAAGTTACACGCGGATTTGAAACAGAAGAATTCGAAGTTGACCAAGTAAAAGGTGCAATTGATACAGAAATTACAAACTGGACTCACAATATTAACACTCAATTAGCTGAAAATACCGTAGAAAATCGACAACTTGCCTTGATCGGTAGCCCGATTATTGAAACGCCACCAGAATTAGGAACGAGTGTGGATTCAAGTGGAGAAGTTGGAGTAAATGGTACTATCGTGACATTTGCAGCTGCCCCTGGTGCTGACTTTAAAGAAGGTGGATATTTAAAAATCGGTACTGAAGTAATAAAAATCAATAAAATTTCTGGAAACTCTATCTACCTAGCAGAACCAGTAAAAAAAGCGCAACCGACAGGAACAAAAGTATACCCTGTAAAATCTTTGGGAAGTAAACGTATTGGTTATGGTGCAGTAGGTAACGTCCCAGAAATCATGTTAGCTAATATTAGCCAAAAGAAAGATGGCAGTTTATATATGGCCGTATTCCGTAAATGCAAGGTAAGTGGTGATGAAAAGACACAAACTTTCAGTAAAGCGAAGCGTGTTTTACCACTCGGTTTACAGGCGTTTGCTGTAGAAGGTATTGCAGATAACGAAAACGTTTATTACGAAATTGAAGAAGTACGCTAATTAGCGATATCTAAGGAGGAATAATACTATGGAACACATTTTAAATTCTATTGACACTGATAAACATATTGGAGTAGTAACATTGACAAACGGAAAGGAACTGCAGCTTCCTAAACTTTCGAATTTTAAAATTATTCGTATTGTGAAATTTATCGGGATAGATGGTATTCGTATGTATGACCAAGCACGTGAAATTTTACTAGATGATACTTTAGGAGGTTTCGAACGTTTTGCTCTTATTTTGGAATCCCTAAAAGAAGAACAATTAATTCGGATTTTATCAATTTTACTTGAAATGACTGATAAAGAAGCTTTGAATCTAGATCCAAATGATACATTAGAAATCTTAATTGAATATGCAGATAAAACCAATCTTGGTAAAACTTTTACTCAAGTCCGTCAGCTAGTACAGAAAATGTTCAAGAAAGAGCTGCCGGACTTCAAAACACTTCTGGATCAATGGTTCCCGAAAGTGGAAATGGAAGATATCCAAGCTGGAGAGAATTTTTCAGAGCAAACGATGCTGACAAATTTAGAAAAATCATCAACACCTTTAGTAAACAATTCATCGACTCTATAAGTTTTGTTGCACGACACTATTCTTATACTGAGGAATATGTACTGGAACATACTCCCGAATGGTCAAAACGAAAATTCGATGATGCGTTAAAACAACAGTATGCCGATTATAAAGAAAATGTATACGGTCAATTCCAAAGCTTGTTGTTATTTATGGACCAATTACTCAATCAAGGGAAAAATTTCGAAAGTATTCTTCCTCCTACTTATGAAGATGCTGTTGCTGCAAATGTAGAGTCACCAAAAGAAAAACAAAATAGCCAGTTCAAACAAGGAACATGGTGGAAGCCTGAGCAAAACGCTTAGGCTTCTTTATTTTTGAGGAAAGGAGGAAAATACATGGGAAATGCAGGACGTTCTACAATAGACATTACTGCAGATGATAGACAAGCCAGAAGGACGTACGAGAGATTTTTTGATTTTGTAGAAGGTTCTGGGAGAAGAGCACAGCGAAGAATGCGTGATTTTAACCCTATGGAGGGGATTGAACGCGGAATGCGCTCTTTTAGTCCCTCTGAAATTTTAGATCAAGAAATGAACCGCATGGAGAACCGATTAAGTCGGTTTAGTCCTGAGCGACAATTAGAATACCAAATGAGACGTATGGCACGAAGTGTAGCGCGTCCGATTCAAAACTTACCAGAACACCTTAGACCTTTCCGCGATGACTTAATTCGTACACGTTTCGAAATACAACGTATGGGTATGGTTGGAACAGAGTCCCTGGATCAACTAGCTGATGCTGCTATAAGGTCGCAAGTTCCATTAAACCGGATGATGAGTGCTACAAGCAGTGGTAAAGCTGCTGCAAGAGCAATTCAAGAACTTGGAGATACAACTAGAACAACTCAATTAGCCATTATGGGCCTTTCACGTGACGGAAGAGTGCGAGTCTCAACAGAAGATGCACAACAACAAATGCGTCATTTTAACGAACATGTAGTGCAGACGAGACAGCGTCTAGAGCAATTACGAGATGCAGGAGATATGGCTTCATACAATGAAGGTATGCGACAACTTGAGCGACAAATGCAGCAAGTAGATAGAGCTATGCGTGCAGCTGCTCAAGGTGGAAGAGCTTATACAAGTATGTTAGACCAATTGGGTATCCATACTGCAAATGCAGCTAATACAGCAGCTATAGCAATGGAGAGAATGCGCCCTAGCTTCATGCGATCTATAGATCATATGAACGCTATGAAAACACAATCTCAAAAAATGATGGATGCCTTAGGTGATACTAGTCGGATACAACGTATTGACAGAGCTTTTCTTCAAGTTGGCGATAGATTAGAACGAATGGCAAGACAAGGCTCTGCAGCAAACATTGCATTGCAACAACTTGGTCCTAATGCCAGCATGAAAGATTTACTTGATCGTGTTCGTTTAATCAATACTGGTATTATGCGAATGCAACAACTAGCATTAGCTGCTGGCATTGTATTAACTGGATTCACTGTAATTATGGCCAAAGCAGCTCACGGACCAGATCCTGCCGAAGTCAGAAAACAGCAGGATGAGATTTCTGCTGAATACATTAAGGCTTATCAAAAGCGTGTAGATGAAATATATAACTTTGTTGACATATTTAAAAAAGTCGAAAGAAAAGCGTTTGATAAGAAAGAATTAATGGAGAATCTTCAGGGGCAAGTTAAATATATGGAAACTTGGGTTAGTGACTTAGCAAAGTTAGCTAATCGGGCTCCGAAAGAATTTGTACAAGGACTTAGGGAGATGGGGCCAGAAGCTGCTGGTGAGATACACGCACTAAATAATATGACTGATCAGGAGTTATCTGAGTACGTGGAAACATGGAGGAAAAAAGTCCATTTAGCAAACGTCGCTACAAAAGATGAACTAAATGACATGCGAATTGCTGCAGAAGCGCAGATTAAAGCATTGCAAGATTCGCTAAAACCACTCGGTATCGCTTGGGAAAGATTTAAAGCGACCTGGGCGGAGGCACTTGCTCCATTTGTAGAAATTTGGGGTGAAGTTGCTGCTGTAGTAGTAGATGCAGGTACAAAGGTCGGTGAATTTATAAATAAGATAAATGAATTGAATCCCGACATTGTAAAGCTTATCGGTATGTTTGCATACTTATTTACAGCCATGACATTGTTACTTTCTCCAATGGCAATAGGTATAGGTAGAGCATCGGGTATGAAGGTTGCTTTTGCTCAATTATGGATGGTTATAAGTCAAGGTGTATTAGGATTCCTTAGAGTTGCAGGTATGGCTTCTATTGTAGCAGGTGCTTTAGTTATTTTGGGTGGAACTATTATGAAGTTATCGAAACACTCGGAAATTTTCCGTGATTCCATAATAAACGGATGGAATGATATAAAATCAACCATCTTAGGAGCAATAGAACCTATTATTCCTAAATTAGAAGAATTATGGCAAGCATTTCTTAAAATGATAAATGTACTAGTTGGCAGCGAAGGCAATAGCACACAAAGCTTTTGGAAGGGGCTAGGTGATTCAATAGGTAAGATTATAGATTTACTTATGAAGATCCTTATCCCGGCTATTAAACTCATGACCACTATATGGATGAAAGAACTGACAATCGTAATAAATGTCTTAACAGGAATCATTGAAATTCTTACTTCTGTTATTTTGAAAGTTAAAGAATTCGCAAGTGCAATTGCTGCTATTTGGAATGGTAATGAAGGTAAAGCTGCTTCTATATTAGAAAGACTTGGATTCTCTCCAGAAGCTACAAAAAGTATCATTAGTAGCATTTCTACAATTAAGAAAGAAGCTACAAAACTATACGACGTACTACAAAAAGGCGCGGAAACAGCCAAAAAATATATTGATGCACTTTTCGCTGCTTTTAAAGGTGATAAAGTACAAGCTACTAAACTTCTTGAGTCACTTGGTTTCTCTAGTAAAGATATAGATAACTTCTTAAAAGCAGTTGAGCAAATTCAAGATATTTTAGATTCTTTAATACAGTATGTAAAAGATGCTATACCAATTTTAGCAGAACACGCAAAAAATATATTCTCTTCACTTGGTGATGCACTAGGTGGATTTTTCAAGATGATAGGTGGCTTCATAAAAACATTTACTGCAATTTTTACAGGTGACTGGAAAAGTGCATGGGAAGGCGTGCAAACTATTTTTGAAGGTGCTTTCGAAATCTTAAAAGCACTTACAAACATAGGAATGTCTTCTTTAAAAACTTTATTTAAGTTAGGTTGGTTAGCCTTACCAGATAGTATTACAGACCCTTTAGAAAAAGCAGCTAAACTTGTAGAAAAATGGTATAACGATACAATTAAATTCTTTAAGAATCTTCCTAGTAATACAAAGTCATTATTGAACGATTGGGGCAAGTCAATTGAAACATTCTTTAATGAACTTCCTGGAAAAGCAAAAAAACAATTAGATACTTGGAAAACGGAAATTTCAAATTGGTTTACTAGTAAAGCCAGTGACATCAAGAAAGATTTAGATACTTGGTGGACTGAAATGTCTAACTGGTTTGATTCCATTCCAGAAAAAATAAAATCTAAACTGGTTGGTTGGAAAGATGCAATCTCCCAGTGGTTCGACGAACAAAATGAACAAAACATCATTTTTTATAATCAACTTTGGGAAGCAATGTCTACATGGTTTTCTTCTATTCCAGAAAAACTAAGAACTAAACTTAGTGAATGGGGAACAGTAATTTCTACTTGGTTTGATGAAACTGTTACCTTATGGGGTGAAAATCTTGAAAAATGGTGGAACTCTATAGCTGCATGGTGGACTACCCTTCCTGATCGTATGTGGGAGCAACTTGAACTATGGTGGACTAGCATTTCTACTTGGTTCGACCAAACAACCACTAGATGGGGCGAAAACCTTGAAAAATGGTGGAATTCTATTGTCACATGGTGGACTACCCTTCCTGATCGCATGTGGGAGCAGCTTGAACTATGGTGGACCAGTATTTCCACTTGGTTCGACCAAACAACCACTAGATGGGGCGAAAACCTTGAAAAATGGTGGAATTCTATTTCCACTTGGTGGACTACTCTTCCTGATCGCATGTGGGAAAAATTAGAACTATGGTGGAACTCTATCGCCACTTGGTTTGATGAAACAACTACACGTTGGGGTGATAACCTTGAGAAATGGTGGAACTCTATCGTTGCATGGTGGACTACCCTTCCTGATCGTACATGGGATCAATTAGAAGCATGGTGGAATTCTATTTCTGCTTGGTTTGATGAAACTGCTGCTAATTGGGGCGAAAACCTTGAAAAATGGTGGGCTGAAATCGGAAATTGGTTTAATAATTTATCCTCGAAACCAGAAGTGAAAAATGCAGCTAAAAAATCAATGGATGAAATGAAACAAGGATTTGAAGAGAAGAAACCAGAGATTATTGATAAATTAGGTGAAATCATTGTTGATGCATTTACTGCTCTTTTAGCAGCAGCTGGCATTATTGCTTTAGCTGTTGGCCGTGAGTTATTAAAACGCTTCATAAATGGTATGGCTGGAGAACAAAAGAATGCTGAAATTACTGCAGATACTATCGGGAAAGCAGTTTTAAATCTACTCGAAAAAATCCCGTTATTTGGTGCTGCTATAAAAGTTCTAAAAGAATTTAAAGAGGGACTGGATGATGGATTTAAAGATGCCCGTGAGACTGTAAGTGGATGGATCGATAAGATTAAGAGCATGTTTGACTTTAAACTAAAACTCCCTGATATAACACTTCCTAAACTCCCAAGATTACCACAGCCTAGGATTGTGGGTAATTTTAGTTTAATGCCACCTTCCACTCCTAGTATCGAATGGCATGCTAATGGTGGTTTCTTCAATAAAGCATCTATCATTGGTATCGGTGAAGCTGGTCCAGAAGCAGCAGTACCACTTGTTGGTCGTCGTATGGACCCGTTTGCAGATGCAGTATTTAACCGATTTGCTCAGCAATTTGGTGGCGCATTCAGCGGAGGTACCCCATCGGGTGATAGAGAGGGCAATTTAACTGTTCATTTAACCGCTTTAATGGATGGTAAATCAGTGGCTGAAATTACGACGCCATATACAACAGAAATACAAAGAAGAGAAAAAGAAAAGAAAGATCAGTTTTAAGGAGGGTGCTCATGGGTAAATACCAAAGTTTTACATTCAATAACCAAAGAAGAGACTATATTTTAATGCCTAGAGGTCGTAAAAGACCTGCTTGGGCACCTGTTAAACGTAATCTTTTATATACTCCAGGATATCCAGGGGCCAGATTATTGAATACAGATGTAGAGGCACGTCAAATTGATGTGCCTCTTATTGTTAAAGCGCAAGACATTGCTGATTTACAAAAAGTCAAAGAGGATTTAGCGAACTGGTTAGTTACAAAAAAAGAATGTGAGCTAATTTTTGATGATGAACCAGATCGCACTTATTTAGCCGTTATAGATGGAACATTTGATGCTGAAGAACTAATCAATCGTGGTAAAGGTGTAATTACGTTTATTTGTCCGATGCCATACAAACTCGGCGCAGTTAAGAAGTTTCCTTTTAGTCGAGATGCAACTGCAGCAATCACTTCAAATTTTACGAACAAAGGGAGCGAGGAAACTCCACCTTTAATTGAAATTGTAGCTTCAAAACCAAGTACTTTTTTATCTGTATGGTATGGTGAATATCCTAATGATCGTAACTATTTCCAAATTGGTTATCCTCAAACAATCGAAGAAAAGCTCGTACAAGAGCGGGAACGTGTAATGTGGGATGATATGTCTACTACTATTGGATGGACTCCTATTACTGGAATGTTTGACGACATGAAAGGCACAGGAGAACTTAAAGTAAAAGATGGAACAGGAATTTACTGTCCGTATTATGGACCAGAAGGAACAGCAGGTTTTCATGGTGGCCTTGCAAAAAAAAATATCCCTGGCGGTCCAATACAAGATTTTGAATTAGAAGCCTGGGTACATTTACAATCTAAAAATGCAGATCAAATGGGGCGTGTGGAAATCATTCTTCTTGATGAAACAGGTAATATGGTAGCGCAGATTAATATGAACGATTTATATTGGTATGCTGAAATTACTAAGGCACATATGACGCTTGGCGATAATGCAGTGCCTGGAAGTAGACGCCTACTCGTAGACACAAGTGGTTCGTATCCTAATACATTTAATCAATTTTACGGGCGACTTCGTATTGCAAGGAGAGGCAAAGAATGGTCCGTTTATGTAGCAAGATTTCGAGATGGAACAGAAATAGATGATGCCTCACTTGTTGAGCGTTGGATCGATGAAGTAGGAAACCCCATGACAGGCCGTAAAGTTGCACAAGTTATGATTGCAATTTGTCGATGGGATAGAAATACTCCTGTTTATACAATGCAAATAGATGATTTAAAAATATGGAAAGTGAACAATGTACCCAAAAATTCCAAGCCATATATTTTTGATGCAGGAGATAAAATCGTTATCGATACTGCTCGTGGCCATGTAACTATAAACGGTGCAAGTGCTGCTAAATTTAAAGATATGTTTAGTTCATTCCCAAAAGTAATTCCAGGAGAAAATAGAATCGAAATAATGCCTCCCGATGTGAATGCGAATATATCATTTAGGGAGAGATATAAATGAGGACACCTAGTGGAGAATTACACATCGTTGATTTTCAAACAGATGAAATTATTTCTGTTTTACAACCTGAAAATTATTGGGAAGATAACCGTCATTGGGAACTTAAAAATAATGTAGATATACTAGAATTCAAAGTATTTGACGGTACCGAACAAGCAATTGCTTTACAACAGCAGAATTTAATCATTAAAGAAGTCCGGAATGGCCGAATGGTTCCTTATGTAATTAATAATGAGGCAGAAAAAGATTCGAAAGACAGATCGCTAAAAATAAGCGCTTCTGGAGCTTGGGTTCAAATCGCGCAGGAAGGATTTATAAAACCACAGCGAATCGAAAGTGAAACCGTAGATAAAATGATGGATATAGCTCTTGTAGGAATGAAGTGGAAGCGAGGGAAAACAGAATACTCTGGATTCCATACTCTCACAATCGAGGAGTTTATTAGTCCATTAGAATGTCTAAAGAAAATTGCAGCTTTATTTGATTTAGAAATTGAATATCGTGTAGAAATTGTAGGTTCTCAAATCGTTGGTTGGTATGTCGATATGATAAAGCGACGCGGGGACGATTTAGGAAAGGAAATAGAACTCGCAAAAGATTTAGTTGGTATCAAACGGATTGAGCATTCAAGGAACATATGTACAGCATTAGTTGGGTTTGTACACGGTGAAGGCGATTCTATAATTACTGTAGAGAGCATAAATAAAGGTTTGCCATACATCGTAGATGAAGGTGCTTTCCAACGGTGGAATTCCAAAGGAAAGCATAAATTCGGATTCTATTCTCCTGAAACAGAGCGAGAAGATATGACGCCGGAACGTCTCATGACGCTTATGAAAATAGAAATGAAAAAACGTATAAATACATTTGTTTCATACGAAGTAGAAGCGCAATCTATAGGGCGTATATACGGACTAGAGCATGAGCAAGTCAATGAAGGTGATACAGTTCATATAAAAGATGAAGGATTTACACCTAAATTATATTTAGAAGCTCGTGTTATTGCCGGAGATGAATCTTTTAAAGATCCATCAAAAGATAAATACGTATTTGGTGACTATCGAGAAATTATAGATCCGAATGAGGAATCACGAAAACTATATAACAAACTGCGTGCTTGGTTAGACGGAAAAGCTAATAACGAATTAGTAAAGCAGCTTGATGAGTTGGCTAAACAAGCAAAAAAAGAATCTGAACAAGCTGTTAAAGATTCAAAATCAGCAAAAGACATCTCTGAAAAATTAAAAGAAAATATCGAAACGAATATGGTTAATATCATAGAAGGTAAGGAACCACCAACCACTGATCTTAAACCAAACAAAACGCTTTGGCGCGATATCAGCAACGGTAAACCTGGTATTTTAAAAATATGGACAGGTACAACTTGGGAGTCGGTTGTTCCGGATACAGGACCATTACAAAAAGATATAAAGAATGCACAAACAGAAATTGATACTTTAAAAGAGACAATTGAAGATATACCTGATAAGACTTGGTTAAATCAGCAACTTGAAGGAAAGGCCAATAAAGAAGGTGTTTATACAAAAGATTGGGTAGACGAAAATCTTATTGGAAAGCAAGTGTACGAAACAAACCGTAAAGGTGATATAAAAGTATTAAATGAAACAAAAACGACTGCTGAACGCACAGCTGAAGAAATTAAAAATAAAGCAGAGAAAACGGAGATAACAACTCTAAACGATAATCTTAAACTAGTAAGTCAAACTGCTAATACCGCTAAACAGACCGCCGAAACTAACACTAACACCATTACAGAATTAAAAACTACTGTAAATAACATTTCTGTAGGTTCAATCAATTTAGCTAGCGGTTCAGAAACAGGGTTAAATAAACAGAACGTAACTGGAACTTGGTCAGAAGGTAAACAAATGACTTTATCGGATAAGGTCAACTATAGAAATAAAACTTTTACTATCTCATTTTTGTTTACTGGAAAAATGACAAAATTTAATTCAAATACTTGGTTTGGTGTTGAAACAGCAATAACGTATGCAGATGGAGAGCAAGAATGGAAATCTGTACGCGCAGACTCACAATTAAAGATTAATGTGGATTATAAAGACGAGCCACTATCAGTTACATTCAGAACAAAAGACAAAGACGTAACTCAAATTAAATTCTACTATTCTGGGCGTAATATTGATGGGAATTTAAACTCACACCATGCAAAATTTGAAGAAGGTAACATACGAACTACATGGCAACTTTCTAACGATGAAGTTACTTCTAAAGCAGACTTTACCCAAACAACTAATGAAATTCAGCAAACAGTAAATACAAACTCTCAAACAATCTCAGCAGTAAAAAAAGAACAAAGTACAATGCAAACAACGTTGAATCGAGTTGAACAAACCTCGACTTCGAATTCTCAAACCATTACAGCTTTAACAGAAAAACAAACAGAGCACGGAAAGCTCATTCAAGAAAACAAGAATGAAATTACACAAACCAAAGACTCATTAAGTTCAAAGATTTCAGAAAAGCAAATGCAAGCTTATGTAGGAGCACTTGGTAGTACAAATCAATTCTTCAATACAGAGTTTAAGAAAAAAACAGTTGATGCTAATGGCAATATAACAAATGAGGTTGCTAGTACCGATAAATGGACAGTAGCTGGGGTTGTATCAGGTGCTACAGTAACACCAGTAACAGACAGACGCCATGACGGTTATAACTCGGTCAGAATTGCAAATGCGGGGGTTGCAGCAAATAGCTGGACGGGTATTGCTCAAAGTATTGGAGCCTCACAAAATAGCGGTGACTACGTATTGTCTACATGGGTTTATGTAGTAGATAAAAACTTATTAGACCAGGGGGCATGCGTTAAGCTTCAATTCTTTAATGGCTCAACTGCATTAGGTTTCGCGCAAACTGAAATAAAAGATTTATTGATTAATGGCTCATGGGTACTAGTTAGTGTAACTATTAAAGCTCCTGACGTTCCTATAACTCGTTTGCAAGGAGATATATGGGTACGACGTAATGGTACAATGTGGGTATCTCAACCGCAGCTACAGCAAGGAAAAGAACCATCTGTATACATGCCAAACCCAAAAGACATTACCAACTATAAAGAACTGGTGGATTTAGTGGCAGATAAGATTGCCAAAAGTGATTTTGATACAGTAACCAAAAAAATGCAAACAAGTATCGATCAAAATACCGAAGAAATAGGTTTTCGTGCTAAAGCAACTGAAGTGTACTCAAAGACGGATGCCGACAAAAAATTTGCTTATGTTTTGGAAATGGAAGCGGCTTTTAGTTTAACAAATCAAAATATTAATTCTAGGGTTAAAAAAGGCGATGTTATATCGCAGATTAATCAATCAGCTGAGCAAATTCAAATCCAAGCGAGCAGAATCAACCTTATAGGATATGTAACAGCTGAACATATCAAAGGAAAAGTTTTAGAAGGAGTAACACTTAAAACGAGTGGAAACAGATTTGTTGAAATAAATAAACAAAACATGAAGATTTTCGATGCAGATACGCCGCGTGGTTATATAGGATTTATGGAAACAAATGATGGAAGTATTCAACCTTCACTCGTCCTTGGTTCTGACAATATTAAATACAGGGGTACAGGATCGTTTTATATTTATCAAGTCATGCCGCGAATTAATGGAGTCGATCAACCTTCTAAAGCATATGCAAAATTTGGGATTTCTAAAGGAGAAAATGCAGAAGGAACTAATATTTGGTCAAACTATATTCAAATGCATAATGACGGTGGACATCTGAGTGTATATTCAGATGGACAATTTCGTTTTCAAAACTTGAATGATATTATCTTTGAATCTGAAGGATGGGCTCCAGGATATGGTTACTTCTCTGTAACTACAACTGAACCACATATTTTTACAAATAATGCGGGGCAGTTTACTTTCAAAAGAAAAGGCAGTGACTATAAAATACATTTCGTAAACGGCGCCACCGATCATGATTTAATTATGGGTAATGCAATGATAAGGTCAAGTTTTGTACAAGGTTATAACAATGGCTTGCAGATTAAAGATATGATGGGTAAGGGATGGAAAGATATAGAATTAAGAACATTACGAGCGCAAGAGAATATTAGCGCTACAGGGCGTATGTGGGCGCAAGAATTTATCCCTAATTCTTCTCGTAAGCTTAAAACGGACATAGAAGACCTTCCATTCTCTGCTTTAGATAAAATCAACTCTGTAAACATCAAACAGTATCACTTTATAAGAGATGTTGAACGCTTCGAGTCAGGGGAGTCTATTACACTTCCAATTAATTACGGTATGATTGCGGAGGAATCTGACGATGTATTCACCACACCACAGAAAGACGCTGTAACACTTTATAGCTCGGTTGCAATTTCTATTCAAGGAATACAAGAAGTTGACTTTAAAGTTAAAAATCTTCAATTTGACCACGGTATGTTGAAGCAGGAAGTTCATGCTCTTAAAGAACAACTTGAAGCAGAAAAACTTGAGAAAGTTTCAATGAAAGCTGAAATTGCTAAATTAAAGGTATTAGTACAACAATTAATAAATGAGGAACCAAAGCAGCCATAAGCTGTTTTTTATTTTGCATAAAATACGGCTTTTATAAGAACAGAGGGACAAATAGATGTCTCTCTTTTTATTTTGAAATGAGGTGGTCCAAATGGAAGGGTTACAAGATGTAAGAAACGATGTTCAAGAAATTAAGCAAGAGATCAAGGACATTCGTTTAGAGATTAAAGGGTTAGAAATACGAACAACAGGTAACGAGAAAGATATTGATAATATCAACAAGCAGTTAGATAAAATCAGCGCCAATACTACCTGGATTTTACGACTTATTGTCGGTGGAATTGTTGGAGCAGCTCTCACTTTCTTTTTGAAAGGAGGTGGTATGTAATGTTTGAAATTACTGTAATGATTGGAATTGTAGTAGGTCTTTCACAGATTGGAAAAACAATTGGATTACAAACAAAATATGTTCCGTTACTAAATTTAACGCTTGGCATTATGCTAGGCGTTTTATTTATGGGCGGAGATATCAAAACAAATGTATTCCAGGGAATCATCATTGGACTATCAGCAAGTGGATTATTTGACCATACAAAAATTATGAAAAAGGATGTTGATGCTAAATGAAAAAGACAATGAAACATATTACCTCGTTACTTATGATTCTAGTACTTTCTGTTTCTTTTGCTACAAGTGCTTTTGCTGATCGAACACTTATTATTCCTGATTTACCGAAACAACCATACCGTTATGGTGTAGGTGCTTATGAGGGCGTTGTAGCGCATTCTACAGCAACTCCAGAAGCTCCAGCTATTAACATTCAAAAATATGAGTCTCGTACATGGAGAAATGCATTTGTTCACTATGCAGTCGATTGGGACGAAACGATCCAAATTGCTGATACAAAATACATCGCTTATGGTGGCGGTCCTGCTGCTAATAAACGATTTGTACATGTAGAGTTATGCGAAACAGCGGACTATGCAAAATTCAAACGAAGCTATGACAAATACGTTAAGTTACTAGCTAAAATATTACGTGACCGTGGGTTATCTGTAGAAAAAGGATTGTGGACACATAGCGATGTAACTCATTACCTTGGCGGTACGGATCATGAAGATCCAAATGATTACTTAAAGTCTCATGGCGTTTCAGAAGCTCAATTTAGAGCAGATGTACAACGAGCATACAATAATTCTAGTGTGGATGTTTCTGTTCCTGAGAAGCCATCTAAACCATCGGAAGTACCAACAGCAGTAACAGACGGTATCGCCTATATTGAAGGTTACAACGTTAACTTACGTAAAGGACCAGGTACAAGCTATTCTAAAATTCGTCAACTAAACAAACCAGAATCTTATATTGTGTGGGCGGAAAAGGATGGTTGGTTAAATCTTGGTGGAGATCAGTGGATTAAGAACGATCCATCTTATGTGAAGTTTAATAAGAAAAGCACAGTAGATTCTTCTATTGTTGGAAAGCGTGTTGTTTCAAAAGTTAACAATCTACGTTTCTATGATGCTCCATCTTGGCAGGATAAAGATGTGGCTGGTTCTGTAGATACAGGATTAGGATTTACAATTGATGCGAAAGTAAATGTAGATGGTTCACCGCAATATAAAGTACACAATAGCAAAGGTAAAACATACTATGTAACAGCAAATGAAGCCTATGTGTATGTAAAGTAAATAAAAGAGAGGTTCCCCATACTTCGGGAACCTCTCTTTATATACTACGTAAATATTTTATTTTTTCTTGTAAATATTCAATTTCAGATGTATGACAGTTTAGATAACCTTGGTTTAGTCCTCTTGCGTAATATTCTTTTCTTTCAAGTGTCTTGAGTTCTTTTTCAGTATGTTCTTGCATTTCCGATAAGGCATCTACACGAGATTCCATATCTTTAATCATAATATCAGTAAATTTCAATTCATTCTTCAAAGTATTAATCCTCCTTTACATATCCCAAAAATCATCCGCTTTAACCCTTGAATCAAATTCTCTTAACACCTTCAATATCTTCTGCATTGTTTTTCGTGTTGGTGATCTGTCCGGATTATTAGCTAAATCCCCTACAGTATTTCTTCCCAATCCAGATTTTCTTACTAGCCATTCTTGTTCGATCCTATGTTTATCTAAAAATCTTCCTAGTGGTGTTCTTTTGGAACGAAATCTCCACACCATTCTCACTCCCTATGAAAATTGTTATTCACAGTAATGTCCAATTTCACAAAAAATAAACCCCTAAAAATAGGGGCCTAAAAATGGTGCATGAGCGACAATATTTTACGAAAAACGTCTTTTCAATAAGGATAGTTTCTTTCCAGGCTCTTCAGCATAATATTTCATGTAATCGCACATGAGGATATTGATTAGTTTATCAGCTGTATATCCGTGCATAGGGTAACTATGGGCCATATCCGAAAAAAACACTTCAATCCGTCTTAAGGTACGTCTATCAATTTTTACAGAAAGTGTACCGTATCGATCATCATTTTCATTAAACTCCAAATCAAAATCCGTATAGTGTTTTTTGCTCTCTAGAATTTGGTATAGCTGCTCCATGCTATTCTTGGACCTTATATGTTCCAGGAAGTCCTCGACAAGAATTTCAGCTAAATCACTTGCCGTACATTCGTAATCTTCCTCTTCCATATCTTCAATAATTATATTCATTCGAAATAAGTAGATTTTTAACATCTTTACTTCAAAGCGATATTTCTCTTTTAATTTCCACTCAATTTTTGTTCGCTCCCACCAGTTACTAGCGCTCATAAGTTTAATTTCTTTCGTCATAACATCGTATTTACTATACATGCGGTCACTCCTTACATGGTGCGTAATGCAAAGCATAAAATACGTGTTGCTGCAGCTCGTTGTGACACTCCCCATTCAATAGCTAATTGGACAAGCTGAGAGTGCGTTTTTTGCTCCAATTTCGCGTGAATGTATTTTTTGGTGTCTTTATATTCATACGCATGAATTTGGCTTATATAATCGATTCTGAGATGTTCTGTAATTAATTTGGACATATATTGTGTAGTGGTTATTCCTTCCTTAAAGGCTGAGGATCTTATTAACTGTCGTTGAATTTCATTTACTGGAATTTTTATATCTTTCTTTTTATCTGATCGAGTTTTACGAGGTTGTTGGTTTGTTATTGTAGTAGATTGTTTTCGAGGTTCAAACATAGGGTTGATTACACTCATGTAGCTCCCCTCTTTCGAAAAATCACTCCTTCCCTCTTTTTTATCTCAGGGCCACTTTTCCAAAATTCCATCATTCCATGAAAAAGCGTTGAGAGAGAGGGAGGAGTGGTATTTTCTTTAAATAATTATTTACCAGGTACCATTATTGATGTTATTAATCAAATCCATAGCATTATCAACAGCATTTTCAGAAGGTTTTTCGTCTACTCCTTCATCGTTCTGTATGCCATGAGTATTTATATTGATTAATAACTTCTTAACTAATTGAAGTGGATCTTCTTCTCCTGCAACTTCAGCAAGTACCTGGTACATTTCTAATCTCTTTTTAATCTGCTTATTTACGTAACCTTTTTGGCCTTTTCCCTGTTCCTCTAATCGAGTTACAAAGTTATAAAGAACCTTATCGTTGTTAGGGTTAAGCTCAATTTGCAGCTTTTTCTTTTGTAAGTTTGTCAAAGACATCATCTCCCAAATAGTAATAACCCAGTAGATTAGCTTCTTGACCATTTTCTAATAGTTCAAACGTCGGGAATTTTGTTTGCTGTTCAATAATAAGTGCTTTATGCAATGCAGCCATTCCTCCAGTCCAAATAATTTTGTCATATACTGCGAAGTTGAACTTTTGCGATACTTCTCGAAGCACAGAAGCAAAATGATGTTTCAACTCACTCTCAACTTTTTCTGAAACCTTATCATCTTTGTACAAGTTATGTGAGTTACCATTATATTTATAACTATTTTCAAGGATATAGTGCATATTAGACACACTTAGTTCTGGTGTTTCACCAATATTATCGCGTACAATTTGTTCAATATTTAAGAACGCCTTTTCACATCCTAATTCTGTACCCAATCGACCTATAACGGAGTTGCCCGACATATCAGTTACATCCAACGTTCCAAAGCCACCATCAATGATAAGGATACGATCATCTTTCTCAATGATGTTCTTTTTAACAAGGTAGTATTGTGTACCTACTGGTTGAGGGATCACTAGGCACTTTTTCACGTCTACTGTAATCATTTCTCCATTCACCTTCATAGACGTTTCAGTTGTAATAACCTTTTCTAAAGTCTCACGTTGGTTTCCGAAATGTGATACTGGAAGACCTGTTACAAGTAGCGGTAAAGTAATGTGTTTAGATTTTTTAAAATCTTTTGCAATAAATCCGAATAGAAGTTTCTTAAAAATCGGGTCCTCATAACGCTTCGCCTTGTTTTCCCCAAGCGCACGAACAAGTGGCAATTTAGATTTTCTTGCTTCTTCTCCTATGTAGTACGGAGAATCAATGTTTGTAAGTTCAATTTTAGTAAAACTTGCTTCGTTGTAGTAGTCATCTACCTCTGCTAATACAGATAGTTCAGTGATAACAGCCGCTTCAAGTTCCTTGTTTTTCTTTGAAGCACGCTTTGTAAAGCCATTTCCTAAGTCAATCGCATATGGATTTCCTAATAACATATATATTCCCCTTTCATTACCATTGATTAGTCATTGGTAATTTTGATTCTAACAGATGTTTACGTCTAAATTCAATGAAATATACCAAAAACAACAAAAACATCATTGATTAGTCATTGGATATTACACTGTGAGGTCGTTAGTCTTCGCAACAGCCTCGCAAAATCTATAAAAATGAATGTTGCGAAGTAGGGAAGGCATAGGCTTGTCCTCCCTAAAATTCGTTAAAATCCCCTAAATGCTAAGTTTATTAAAGTATAAAATTATTACGGTAAGTGAAATTTCATACTGCCATTACTTCTATGTAGTCAATCTTCTTTACGTTTCTTTAATATTTCATTTAAACGTTTTTGATTTTCCTCTGTGATTGTTTTACGTAATGCAGCAATATCTTGAAGAACAATCCCGAATACAGCTGAAATACTTTCATCATCCTTATCATTGTTAATTGCTTTTGTAATCGATGGGAAAATTACATTTTTAAATTCTGGTGTTAAATCATCCCAATTTTTTAATTCCCGTTTTTCTGGTGTATAAGAGTATTCTGTTTGTTCTTCTCTATCTTCTTTAACCCAATCAGGAACCATTTCCCTACGTACAGATTTAGATCCTGGTACATTTGCTTTACCTGTTCTTACTTTCTGTTTCTGGCCAAGCTTAGACATCTTTTCTTCCACAACTTTTATAACGTAGTTTTCAGCTGCAGTTAAATCTGTAGATCCAATCGCTTTACATTTAGATGCAACATCATGAATTGCTTTAATAGTTTTTTGGTTTGTAATCTCTCGTTCTTCAATTTTTTGATTCATTAAATCAAGAATCATAGATTCAGTAACAGGGTTAGTTATAATTTCTTCTTCTTCAGTAATAGGTAATGAAGTGACTTTCTGAAGTAAACCTTCTGGTATTGTTCTACCGTTTTGGAATTTGGAACTACCAAAATGGAATTTGCATATTCCAAAATGGAATTTGCGTAACGACGCGTTTTTGGCGCTATTAGATTCAGACGCTTTGGGCTTTTCTTCTGTTTCTTGAACTAATGAATATCCCTCTAATGCATAACCAATTTTAAATAAATCAGTAGCAATTTTATTGATATTTACTTTTAACCAAGTTGTTCTATCCCATTTCATTTTTGGATCGGGATTATTACCTTTTTCAATCCAACCATTTTTGGATAACTCGTTTAATGCTCTACCAATCTTTTGAGGACTTCCCCAACCGATTAATTCCGCTGATAGTTCATCAGCCGTTTTAAAGAACCAACCATCACGAATTTGTTTTTTCTTTTTATTAATAGTGCCTTGTTTCGCCCCACGTTTTTCTAACTGGCTAATTTGCACTAATAGGCTTTGGTCCATTTTCTCAGTGATTCCGTGCCAAAAGATTAAATTGTTTAATAGTGCTGCTTCGAAATGCTTTCCTGTTAACTCAACTAATTCTTCTTTAATTACTACACGTTGAAGTTCTCTTACTTCTTGTTCTTCCATTTGTTCTGTTAAGTTTGACATAACAAAAAATCCTCCAATTTCCACCCCGCCCAAAAATGGGTATAGGAAAATAGAGGATTGTTGTTCACATTTTTTTTAGTTTATGCTATCATAGAGATAACAAATAACTATGTGAAAACAAACCTCGCGTTCCAATTTCCATCGGTTTTGTAGGCGGCCAAACTTACGTGAACCTTTGAAAATTTTGTCGGGGTTTTTCTATTTGTTTTTTTGAAATTTATATGAAAAATTTACATTTGCAATTTATATATATCTACCACTTTATGATATCAGAACTTCGTCGAAAAAAGAAGAGTAAAAGCAAAGACCGTCAGATAAATGACGGTCTTTTTTGTGGATAAGTAAGGTTATCCACAGGCGTATTCTATTTTATTTCGATTTTATATTTACCATCAATAAGAAGATACCATTTACCAGAATTATATTTTTCCTTACTGATTTCAAATACTTTTGTTTTTGTAACTTGGATATCTGGATTTAAATCACTAGCTATTTTAGAATTATCCGCTTTCGTTTCTACCGCATATTTGCTACTGGCATCAATATCAGAATCATACTTAGTATCTTTTTCATCAATTAAGCGCACAGACGGAAAAGAGAATCTGCTTACAGGTTTATCAGATATGTTTTTCATAGTGTAATGTACGGCAAGGAATGTTCCGCCTTCACTAACATCTTTTTTCATATATTGATTTCCCACAGTTGTTTTTTCTTCAACTTTAGTAAGAGCTACTTCTATTTTTTTTGTTTTTACTATTTCATTTAGCTTATATATTTTTTCTTTAGATTCAATCTTTTTTTCTTCTTTTTTGGGTTCTTGTTTTACCTCAGAAGATACAGTTTGTTGAGATTTTTTACTTTCTTTAGCGGACGGAGCGATTATTAATGACAATACAAAGCAGGCAAACATTGCGATAACAAGATTTTTCTTAGGTTTCTTTCTAAATAATGCAATTATTAATAAGACAAAAAGTATAATTGCAGCAAGGAATAATAAAAATGCTAACTGCCCCAAATTAAAACCACCTTTTTATACAATTGATAATAAAATAAGATTTCTCCATACATCATAACAAATTTAATTACGGCCGTTTTGTCGTACTTTGTCGAATAAAAATAAGAAACGAGAGTTGCAGCCCTCGTTGGTTAAAATGGTAAAAATATGTAAAATTTTACCTCTTTATTTTGGAAAAGTTTTCTTATATTATTGATTCAAATACAATATCCTTAATTTGAAATAGAAAGCGCTGCAACGCTCCTTATTTCATTTTAGAATCTTAAAAATAGATTCGTATTATCTTGATATCCAAAGATGTTCACTCGTAAAAAAAAGGGGAGTGAAGTCTACGTAAAATACTTTTTTACCAAGTATGTATATTCCACTAAGAGGTTTAACGCTTTCTTTTGTGGTTCTGTATCTAAATTAGAAATTTGATCTAGTATGACCTCGATTTGCGGCGGAATACGATATTCCCGACCGACTAGGTTGTCTAGGCTAATATTGTATAGATCAGAAATCTTGATAAGAGTTGCTATATCTGGTTCTGATCGTCCTGCTTCCCAATTGGTATATGTTGAACGCACAACATTAAGATGGTAAGCAACGTCGTTTTGAGTCAGTTTGTTTTTCTTACGAAAGTATATAAGTCGTTCGCTAAGCAATGACTATTCACCGCCCTTTTTAATCTGTGACAATTATAAGCGAACGAAAGAAGTAAATGGTATATATTTGGATAAAACGATTAATTAAGAAACGTTTATATTAACTAATGATTAGTTTTGAATCGTTACAAAATTAGTTAGAACAAAAGTTCGGTTCTGTGGTAAAATATGCATGTGGGTAATCCCGCAAAGTGTATGCAGAATTGCATATGAGGTTCTGTGAAACATAAAAAACGTTGCTGTACAGCGGTTTTACTACTTTCTCAATAGTTTTCAGATAACTCTATGACCGAATTTTGGGAAATTTGTGTTATTATGAAAAGAAATAAAATAAACGGACGTGAAAAAAGACCCACGGTGTAAGTAGTGTTGGACGCACTCTTACACTGCCCCCTAATCCAGGTAGGGAACATTGTCGCGGATCTTGTACATAATTATTATAACACAACTTAGATTGAAAGTGGCGCGTTTTCCTTTATATGTAATAAATTGGGGTTACGTGTCTTTTTGTCCACAAGGAGGACAAAGATTGTGCGAGCTTTATTAGATTTGAGTGACATGCAAGAAACTTTAAAATCAAATGGGTATACGAATCGAAAATTAGCAACAAGATTTAAAGTAACGCATACAACAGTAAATAGTTATTTTAAAAAACAAGATAAATTTGATTTTATGCATTTAGTTGATGCTCTTAGACTATATAAACCTAAAGATGTAGAGTTTAGAAGGAATTGCATTAAAGAGTATATACCAAGACTATCTCATAAAAATTTAAAACTAGCGTTAGAGGTTTTAGACATGTTTGGGGAATATGAACTTCAAGAATTAGTAATTGAACAAATAATGAAATCGCAAACAAAAAAAGGCGATTCGCCAACTGTACGTACTAACGTGAAAATTGCTGAATATTATCAACTTCTTAGAAAGAGAAGCGAAGGAACTATTATTGCAAGGGATTTTTTTAATGAAGTTCAGCAGAAAAGAGAATTCCAAAAAAATACTGATGATGACTTAATGATTGTTTCGGATTTTAGTATGATGTATTCCTATTTAGATTTTAGTAATTACCAAAAGGTTAATGAATATATTGAAAGTGTATTACCTAGGATTGAGAAAGTTTCAAAACACACAAATCGAAATTCATTTCTCTTGCGTGTAAAAGAAATGCAAGTACCTATTCATTTGCATAATAACGGAGATTTGTTTAAAGCAAGAGAAATTTGTTTTGAAATTTTAAATGACCCTTTTAACTATTATATAAGTACTAAAGCAATTGCTTATTGTAAATTAGGGGAAAGTTATGCGCTAAGTGATTATGAAATAGCGAAAAACCATATTTGTAAAGCACTTGAACTTATAGGTGTTCCAGTTAATAAAAAGTTTAAAATAAGAAGAAATAAAATATTAAATGTTTTACTATTCTTAAAAATACATCATGGGAAAGATTTGGATTCAATTGATCGTACCAAACTTGATTTAGCAGAGTTAGCGTTTTTTTATATAAAAATCGGTAAAAAGGAAGAAGCTTTAGAAATACTTAGAGGACTAGAGAAGCAGAATGGGTCACTTAGTGCCTTTCAACTATATTATATGGGACTGGCAACAGGTGATAAAAAATATTTTGAACAATCCGTAGAAAGTTTTTCTAAAACAGGTGATTTCTTCTATATTTCTCTACCTATCAATGCATTAAAATGTTATAATCGAATTATATAAGTAAGAGGCGGTGAAATGTTTGAAGTCCAAGTTATTTAAAATTATTTTGACAATTGCGGCAGCTGCTACTTTTACATTTGCACCAGCTACAAAACAAGATAAAATTAAGCATGTAGACGCGCCAGTAATGTATATGGACCCGAATCCGGGCGGCGGTTGATTTTTATAAATAATAATATTAGAAATGACACTATCATATTTGATAGTGTCATTTCTGCTTTATAAAGAGTGGAAACTTTTTTGGTGATTCCAGATAAAAAGCGATAAAAACTTTCCATTCTAAACGGTGCATATAAAATAAAAAAGATGTAGGGGGAATAAATAATGAGTTTAGCATTAGTACATGAAGAAAATGCAACAGAAAAAAATGATATAGCTACTAATCTATGGGAATTATTAAAAAAGGGGGAAACAGATGGAAAGGCTAGGAATCATGTTAATGATATTAAAGAATCACTTGAAAAACGAAAAAAATGATTGTTAGCGCTCATGCTAACAATCATTTACTTACTTTCTGTATTTAAACCAGCTTTAATCCATTTCAAATACATCTCTTGCTCTGCTTCTGGCATTTTTTGAAGCATCTCGTAAATTTCATTAAATTCTTGTTTTAATCTAGAGTGTTGCTCGCCATTTAATTGTGGATCGTCTGAAAATCCAAGTAAATAATCAGATGTACACCCTAAAACTTCTGCAAATACAGAAACGGATCGCTCACTTCGATCTCGTTTATTGTTTTCTATTAATGATATTGTAGCTTTTTTTAAACCTACAGCATCTCCAAGTTCACCCTGTGTCCACCCTTTGGATTTCCTCAGTTGTTTTACCCTATCTCCACGCATAATTTATCCACCCTTTTATATATAATCATTTCAGTTATAGTCAGTTAAATTAATATGCAAGTAAGTACATTCTATTACAAAAGTTTGATAGAATCAAACTTTTGTAATAGTTAAAACTAAATTCAAGCAAGAAAAAAGTAATTTTTTTAATAAAAAAGTTTACATTTTACAAACTTTTTGATAGAATTCAAAGTGTAAAGTATAAGCGAGGTGAAATTAAAATGAGATTTGACAGCGAGAAAGTGTCAACTTTGCTTAGAAAGAGGAAAATGAAACAAATTGATTTCGCAGGAGCTATAGAACGCCATCCTTCAACTGTTTCCTTGTATTTGAGTGGGAAAAGTGAACCAGGAAGAAAGGCATTAATTGCAATGTCAGAAGTTTTAAATACTCCAATAAGTGATATTTTGAAAACAGATGATTAACGCATCACGACATAAAATCGAAATTGATCGGTTTATTTTTTTAAACAAAAAGTTTGCAAAATGCAAACTTATATAAAAAACAAACTTCTATAAAAAGTTTACGAAAAATAAACTTAGGAGGGTTTAGAATGAGTCGACTTCAAGCGATACAGCATCCAGTTAGTCATCTAGTATTCCTGGAAGGAAATGATTTGGTGACTGACAGTTTAACAGTTGCAGATGTTTTCAATAAACGTCATGCAGATGTACTTAAAAGTATTGAATCCTTAAACTGCAGCAAAGAATTTAGCGAACGAAATTTTTCGTTGGCTGAATACAAGGATGCTCAACAGAAGATAAGACCTAAGTATTTGCTTAAACGAGATGGATTAATGTTTCTGGTTATGGGCTATACGGGTGAAAGAGCTGCTCAAATGAAAGAAAGTTACATATATGAATTTAACCGTATGGAACAAGACATCAAACAAAATATGCATCCATTGCAAATGATCAATATCATGACAACAGAAATGATGAGTCATGGAGATCGATTAGGCAAACTAGAGCAAACAGTACAAGAACGTATGACAGTTGATTATAGTCAACAAACAGCAATTAGGAATGCTGTTAATCGTAGGGTTTATAAGCTTTGGGATGATGGGATAGTAAATAGAAATATTCATGATACCAAGCGCAAAGTGTTTTCTGCACTTTGGAGAGACGTTTATGCTTCGTTTGCTGTAAATAGTTATCACAATGTACGCCAAAAGGATTTTGATGAAGTTATAAATTACATAAAATCATGGCGTCCGCGTTTAGTATAAAAAGCTAATTAATACATTAAGGAGGTTTTAGAAGTGAATATTGATTTAAATAGTTTAGCAGAAGGTGCAGTTGCAGAAAAACTTGATGATGAGTTTCAAAAAGTATTAAAAAACATGGTGGATCCTAATACAGATCCTACAAAAGCTAGGTCAATTACTTTAACCCTAACATTTAAGGGGAATAAAAAGCGAGAATTATGGGATTGCTCTGTAAAAGCTGTTTCAAAATTAGCGCCTTCAAAAGATGTTGATTCTACATTTATTATAGGTCGCGATTCAGATGGAACTGTTATTGGCCAAGAGTTATCTTCTGGTATACCAGGTCAAATGTACATTGATCGTGAAGGCGATGTAGCTACTGATGTTGGTGAGAAAGTTCCTGTAGAAGAACAGCAAACAACACCTACACCTACTGAAAGACAAGTTGTAGATTTCCGTAAGCAACAAACTAACTAATAAATTGTAAAGGGGAAATAAAAAATGATTAAAGAAGCAATTCAGTACTTAGTGAAATTAGGAAATACAGAAACAAAGGAAATTGATGGCCAAACATTTTCAACGCAGCCATTACATGTTGTTGAAGAACCAACAGCAAGAGCGTTATTAGTACGTAATTTATCTGGACTAGTAGACTATGTTAAATCGAATTTTGATGTAGAGGAACAACTAATGATTCATATTGCAAGCCCTACTACAGTAAACTGCTTTACAGCTATCAACGGGAATTATAATCGCAGCACATTTGTAAAAACAGAAGCACTTATTCCTGATTTTGATTTTGGCCATTGGCACGACGTAGAGAATTTCATCATTAGCCTCCAATCGGGTTTTGTACTAAATGATGACCGAGAAGTAATGCTAAAAGTTGTTGGGAATATAAAAGAAGAAAATGTTAAATCTTATGGTGATAGTGGTTACTCACAAATGGTTGTAGCACGTGCAGGAACCCAACTTGCAGCGGATGTAGCAGTTCCTAATCCTGTAGCTTTACAGCCGTACCGAACATTTATTGAGGTAGAACAGCCAGAAAGTAACTTTGTTTTCCGTATGAAAGATGGTCCAAGATGTTCCCTTTTTGAAGCTGATGGTGGCGCATGGAAGCTAGAAGCAATTGATAACATCAAAGAGTATTTAACAGCTGAATTAGCAGAGGAAATTGAATCTAAAAAGGTATTTATTATTGCGTAATGGATATTGTCTTAGTTGAGAGTACCAATGCCGTTTGTATCTTTGGTTTAGGACTTGGATTACTAGCATTAGCAGCATACAAAGGCGGTAGCTTCATCGAGCGAAAACTCGATGAAGATGACCGTAAACAAGAACGGGAAGTGAATGTAATTGGGAATAAGAGACAGAGTGCTTCCTGAGCATGTACAAAGAGCTGAACTCTTAGAGGGAAAACTTAGGGAATATATGATGAATCGTAAGTTATTACTCTCTCAATGTGAAAGAGCAATGAATTCCAGTGAGTTTACAGCTGCTCAAGAATTAAAAACACTATGCGACAAACAATCTAGTGAAGCAGTTGCGATTGAATCGGAACTTATGGATCTGTACATGAAAAAGCAGAAGAGCGATCAACAAAATAAAAGTAAAGAAAGAAATGAAGTTTTGAAGGTTGCTAAGCATCTAGAAAAGGTTAGTGGAAATTCGAAGATAGTAGAAGAAATCAAAAAAAGTATATAAAAAATACCCATTTGCGAGATGGGTAGTTAAGAAAGAATTTACATTTGCAATTATAACACATTAGTACACATAAACGCACTAGCGGCCATGCAATAAGTGCGTTAAATATAAGCGATTAAAAATTAAAGGTTGGGAGATGAAATTTATGTTCAGTGCGTTGTTTGACAATAGCGAATGGTGCGATATTTGCGGTGATGTAATACCAGAATCCGATGTAACAAATATGCATATTGAGGGATGCGAAAAAACATTATGTAAGTCCTGCCGTGGTGAGATGGAAACAAAATTAAAAGTGGTAGATGTCAATGTTTTAGTAGATATGTTAAAGGCGTTAATTACCAAATATGGACGTGATAAGGTTCGTCAGTTTGATCTAATTAAGGCGGAACAATATGTGAAAGAAAATAACATTACTTTAAACATAGAAAAGCGTGGTGGGCAATTTAACCAAGAAAAATTAGGTGAATTTGTTTCACTATCTACAAAAGAAATACTAACGATTATAACACTTTTACAAAGGAAGATCGGAACTCATTTATGGATGAATGCAGTTATCGGCTCAGTATTAGAACGTGGATTCACTGCAACGCTGCAAATGCAGTTAGAAGGTGAGCACCATGACGGAACAACTGGCACTGATATTAAATGATTCTGCTAAACAACCAGATATAGTACAAAGTGCTCCTTTTGATACAAAGAAGGCAAATGTAAAACAAAGGCGAGGATTGGCGAGCTTTGTAGATGTCATGGCTATTATTCCATGCGACGTCTGGAGCGCGGACGAGCTGCCTCGCTCTACAAAACAGGATAATCACTTTGATATGTTCATGGATTATGTCACAGCTATATGGCGTTATAAGAGAAGTGAAAACAAAAGTTTTCATTGGGATTCCGCAGAGAGGATTTGCTGCGCGGCAAGGGAATCGCAAGAGCCACAGCAGTTAAGAATCTATTTAGATAGTGGATTTAGACCGCAATATGTAACTAAATATCTTAAATAACGAAAGGATGTTAATTACTATGGAAGCTGAATTTAAAAGTATTCTTGACGCAGTAAGAGCAATAAAAATAGGGATGAAAACTTTAGAATATTGGGATGACATCTATTTAATCGCTAACAGGAAAGAAGAAATTTATGCAGTATGTGATGATCCTGGACAATTTATAAAGAACGGTTGGAGTAATTGTGGAACGGATGAAGATCCAAGTAAGTATGCGAAAGAATTTAAGGTATTCCAGTACCAACATATAGATAGAGTACGAGGAGTTAGTAAGAACGGTTTTTATCAGTTAGTCAAATTTAAGTATAAGAAACATGAATATGCTCGTAAGGAAATGAATGTGCAATTTGAACAAAGTGTAGATTTTTGGGTTTAGTACAAATTAAGGAGGAATTAAATATGAAAGTGACTGTAGTGAATATAAATATGACGGAAATCATTGCACCGTTTATTGAAAGAGGGGAATGGGTAGCGTTTGAAGGCAAAGACTACACAATGTTTGCAGCGGTAGAAGATATTGCTTTTATCGATCAGAATGGCGGTATTGCAGTATATGGAAATTGGGGTAATGAATCGGTTATGAGTGTAGGAGATAAGGGCTGGCAGTTTGCTGATCAGTGCCGCAAAGCAACAGAGGATGAGCAGTATTGGGAAGAACGTCGCAGAGTATTCGCTGCTAAAGGTAGAAGAAACAACGAATTCCATCCTGGTGACTTCGTGAGTAACGATAAACGTGTTTTAACTGTACTACATCAAGAGCCAGAAACGGGACTTGTGGCCGTACTAGTTAACAATTCAGACGAGAGGTTCCAAATAGATCCTAAAGAACTAGAAATCTACTTTTTCGCAGAAGATATGGCGGGTTAATCCATTATGGATAAGGATACATTAATTGTTTTTGTAATATTCAGTCTTATTATAGCTATAGCAATTAGGGTATTCGATAAGATTCAAAAGTAAACAGCAGGTGAACAAAGCAATTGGAGAAACAAAAGATAATAAATCGATTAATAGATTTGAAGTGTTATAGGCTCAGAGACCGTCAATTGTGGGAATTGGACGAGCTGGAATTGACGGTCTTGCTAATAGTTACAAATATAAAACAATTAAAGGGGATAAATAATATGAAATTTGAAATTACTTGCTTATGTGGAATGAATATACTGGCTAGTTTGGTTGAAAAAGAATTTGAAAATGAAGGTCCAGTTACATCTGTATTGCCAATTATCGCTACTGAGGATAACGGAATCGGCGGAATCATGGTAAGCGCGGAAGAAAAAGCTATTCATGTAAAATGCACGAATTGCAACAAAACAGCGCGCTTCTTGCTAGAAGTACCTTTAGAGATGGTTAATCAAGAAGAAACAGAAATGGATTGGTCGAAAGTTTCTTTTGCTGAACAGGAGGGAAACTAATGGCCACTGCTCCTACATACAAGTATCATATTTCAACAGTTTTTCCGCAGTGGAGATGTGACCATATCATCTCCAAAGAAAGTGAAGAGAAAGCAAAATATCACTATTATAAACAATTTAAAAAGCAGCACTTTATAGATATGCCATTTGAACAATTTGAAAGGTTCATTAGTTGCAAGTACATGGGAGTAGTAGATATCAAAACGCTTTTTGGACAAGAAAATCCATTCCGGAAAATGTGTAATTACAGAAGAATCCCATTTGCAAAACGTGGGATGCGTGTCGAAGTACAGGGAAGAATGGGGACGATCGTCGGGAATTGTAAAAATGATTTGTACGTTATTTTAGATGGTAATCCGGATAAGTTTCGATTTAATCCGTATTGGGAAATTGCTTACTTCAATGAAAATGGTGGCATTATTAAAGATTATCGTAAAGGAGTGTATGCACAATGAGACATACTACAAACTTAAATACTATTACTCCAGAAGAAACGCAGCAAACATTTGATATTACAGAGCTTTTCGAAATGCAAAGAGAGTTAGATAAACGAATTGGATATAAAGGTAACGATAAAGTAGATATGCTTTTCCGTGCGTTATTGGTTGAAATTGGGGAAGCGTGGAATGAGACAAGGGCCTTTAAAATGTGGAGCACAGGATATGGAACCCCAAAAGAAAATCTGCTAGAAGAGCTAGTGGATGGATTCCACTTTTTAATGAACATAGTAATTGAACTGGACAGTTGCACGTTAAAACGGAAACTTGTATCTAACTATTCAAAACAATACATCATGAAGAAAAATATAACGAATGTGAATATGTTGTTCGAGTGGTATATGCAGGACATTTTAACTGCAAAACGTGCATGGTGCCATTATAGGGATTTAAGTACAACATTAACCCATTTACATAAGGCGTTCGGTATTTTCTTCCGCCTTTGCTACTTGTATGGATATAAATTTGTAGACATTGTGTATGCCTACAAAGAAAAAAATAAAGAAAACTTTGAACGTCAATTGAGCGGTTATTAAGACAAAGTTTGAATTTTGTAGGAAAGTGAGGAATGGTTATGGATATAAAAGTGAACGAACTAAAAGAAAATGAAGACGGTATAAAAGGTGGCAAGATAACAATCATTAATGAAACACATACAATTACAATCCATTCACAACATGTAGATGATGCTTATTATCTTGCTAGTAATTTGGAAGATTGTGCAAATACAATTGAGGTTAAACAAAACTGTGAAAAATGCTATCAGTGTGACGGAAAAGGTGTTGGTTTGGACTGGGGCGCTATGAAATTTTGGGAATGTGATGTTTGTGACGGAACAGGGGAATTAGACTCTAAATAAAACTAAACAAAAGCGTTATTTTAATCGAAAAGGGGAATGAGAGATGGCATACACAATCGTTAAATACGATATGGAACTATGGTTCGATGAGAATAAAGAAGCGGAGGTTATAAAAGTAGTAGATTGTGATTTGGCAATAAGCACTAACATTATGATTGATGGTAAAGTTTATCACGTTTGTGCAAAATATCCGCAAAATAATCTAATTGGTGTTAGAGAAATACAATTGCAGTCTACACCAGAAGACGTTGAATATGAAGAACATTTAACATGTCCTTATTGTGGCGAGAAGGATATAGATGCCTGGGAGCGTTCGCAAGACAATGACAAAATTGATTGTAGTACGTGTGGTTCTGAAATTGAGTATTCAAGAGAAGTTGAGATTACATATTCGACTAAACCTATCAAAAGAAACGATCCTATAAATCTTTAACCAAAGCATTATTTGGTCGGAAAGTAGGTGGTGCAGTGGGATATACGTTCATATTTTTACTAGGTTGGATTATAGGTTTACTAACAGGTCTGACTGAAAGGTTATCAGACAAAATAAAGAAAAATAGAAAAGGGGAATGGAAAATGACTGAACTAGATTTATATAAATTTTGCGCAGACAAGGAAATGGATTGGCGTGGAGATCAACTTATTATCTGGCTTTATTTTTCAGAATTAGCAGATTGGACAGAGTTAGTTGGTCATGAACATTTCGATGAAGGAGGTATGGAAGTAAATCTAAAAAGCAATTGTATTGCGTTTGACTTATGTGAGGTTTGTGAAGATTGGGAGATTGACCCACAAAGAATTTTAAAGAAAGAAAACTAAACAAAATAGTTATTTTGGATAGAAAGTGAGGGAAGTGAATTGAGTGAACTGAAAGAACTTGAACGGGTTGTAGTAGAGAATTTAGGGGACGGAACGCAAATAACTCGACTGCCTAATGCAGAAGAAATGATGAATAAAATAAATGAATTAGTAAGGCATACGAATCGACTGGAGCAGAACAAACAGAGTAAACCTATTAAGCCGGTGGGTACCGTTAAAGTAACAAGAATTTAAAACCGAACAAAATTCTTATTTTGGAGGGGAACGGAATGGAAATTAAAGTGAATGAGCAAGCTCAAAAGTTTCATTTAGCAACAAATCAAGGAAATTGGCAACCAATGATAGGACACGCTATACAAATAGATGAACTCACATTATGTGCATGTCCTATGTTCGACACTATTTTCGGACATGTACTTAATATATCTGAAGTTACAACCGGTCACAGGGTATTGTTGCCGATACCAGTTATTGGTGATGCTTACGAAAAAACAAGCACAGCCGCAGGTACAGTTGCATTCTTAAGAACGGAAGTTGCTGAAGAAATAAAAAGATTAATAAACAAAGTCGGAAAACAAAAAATCATAGAAAAAATCGAAAAATCAAAGAAATACAACGCGGAACATTTACCGGAAATGCCACCGATTGAAGATGTTGATACTGATTGGATAACTGCTGATATCAGTGATGTGACTCATTAAGTAATACAAAATCTTTATTTTATGGATCGGAGTGAAATCAAAATGATTGTTAAAGCAACGATAAAACTTGAATTAGATGATTCGCAGAAAAACTGGGTTTCCTATGTTAGAGAACAAGGTGGAGAAGAAGCGGTATTTCACTATTTGGAAGAAGAAGTGCAGAAGAAAATTGAATTAGTTGATTTTGTGGAAATGGAATACAAAGATAAGTAATTTAAATCAAATCGTTATTTGAAAATAAATAAAAAAGAGAGCACACATATAAGTGTGCTCCTAGTTTAAAAGGTTTGAACTTATGGAATGGAGTGTTTCCATACAATAACATATGCTTGTCTGATTAAAAGGTGAAAATTTTTTATATAAAAACGCTATTTTATTAGAAAAGGAGAATGGAGAAATGGCATATAGCGGAGATCATGGAGCAGCTTTTGAAAATCTAATTAATTGGTCAAATGATATGTATAGAAATAATAAAATTGCATTAATTGAAAAACGAGCGACACCGGTTGTTGTTACAAAAAAATATAGAGATGGAAGAATAAAAGAAGGGTATTACGAGAAAAAGTCTACAGTGGATTATGATGGGATATATAAAGGACGATTTGTTGCATTTGAGGCCAAGGCTACTATAAATGACAAACGGTTTGATTTAAAAAATATAAAACCTCATCAATATGAATGGTTATTACAAGCGGAGCAGATGGGTGCAATTTGTTTCATCTTATTGGAATTTAGTAAAGAACATTCTATATTTTTAGTACCATTTGCGTTAATTAAAGAGTATATGGAAGCAGCAGATAATGGTGGTCCAAAATCAATAAAAAGAGAAATATTTGATGAGAGATCGTATTTAGTAACACCAACCAATCGTGCGTTAGTTGATTACCTGCAATATGTTGAAAAATTAGAATGGCCAAGTATTAGTTAAATTAATAGAGGGTGAAGATATGAATGCGAAAGAGGCACGTATCAAAATTCTAAATGTACAGGATAAGCATTGTAAAAATTGTGAGTATCGTTATCGACAATTGGATCATTGTAGCTCTAATTGCACCATAGGAAAAGAAATAATAAAACTAGGTGTGCTTCTAGGTGGTAAAGAAGCACAAAAGCGAAAAAGGAAGACGAAAGAAGAATGGGATAGAATTTGTGTGAAAGCTGCAGCTATGAGGGAAGATGGAATGACATACACATCTATAGCTAAATTCTTTGGTATGGTAGAGGGGAAAAGAGTAGCAGAACAGCTGAGGAAAAGAGGCTTAGTATAAAATTTCACTTACCGTATTAAAAAAATTAAAAAATAATAAAAGTAATAGTCCGCAATCAGAGGACGTTGTTTATGTTTAGGATGAGATTTCTTCCTATGCATAGCCAGCGTCCTCTTTTTTATATAAAAGGAGGAACCTGGCTTATGAAAGAGTTAATAAAGCAGTACAAGGAAACGCTAAAGCAATTAGAATTATCAAAGAAAGATGCTACAGAAAAGGATGCAGAAATAATCGGTGAAATGATATCAGATATAGAATATGCAATAGAGTGGATGTGTACAGCAAAAAAGCCAGGTAATCGCCGAGGCATTGAACGTAGGGCAGCATATCAGCGTGAGAGACCGTGTGATCCGTTATTAATGCAAAGATATACACGTAGTACGGTAATGCCAGTGTATGAATGGGATACGGAAGCGAAAGAGAGTGTCATATCTGAATGGGATCGTATACAGCTAGAAGATGCACTATCAACTCTTACAGAAAGAGAAAAGGAAATATATGTAATGTCCAGGGGGCATGGTTTTACTCAGGAAAAGATTTCCAATTATTTAGGTGTAAGAAGAACTACTGTCCAGGAGTATTTAAAAAGAGCAGATAAAAAGATTGGCGAGAGGATAAATGGAAGTTTATTTTGTATATCTTAGAATTCTTTTGAAAAAAATGTCGAAATTTGTCGTCAAAATGCCACCTATATATGAAAGGTTACAGAGACCTGTTCCGGTGGTATCTGTTTTGGGTGACCCAGTGTTTGCTCGTATATAGATTCTATAGGAACGTTTTTTTCAATACACAATGTGCGATGGGATGTTGCGAATCTCATTGTTACAAATCATTTAATTATGGAGGTGATTCTCATGTAGTAAGGATTAAAAATCCTGCCACCTATTTAAAAAGGCGTCGGAAGAAATGCAAGCGTCTTGATATAAATCCTTTATAATTCGATAGCGGTCAACGAAGGCCATGCGACAGCCGGAGTATTGACCATACCTATTCAGAGGGAGGACTATTCTTAGTCTTCTCTCAGTCACTGTACGTGAAGCGCGTAGCTAAGAATACGGGAATGCAGTGGCTGAGAGAATGTTAAGAGTGATCTTGACATTCGATTCGCATAGACATATCCCCTATGTTCGAACGTGAATTTCTCCCATCCCCTTTAATATTTTTATAAGCCGTAAAAGAGCTGTCACTTCGGTGATGGCTTTTTTTATAGTAGGATATTCTAACTTCTTGTTGAATAGATAACGTTAGAGAGGCGGGATGAAGAAATGTTCGAATTAACTGAAGAGCAATATGAATTGTTCATTAAAGTACACGAGCGGCATATGCAAGCGTTCGGTACTAAAAACCAGAAGAAATATGCTTTAATTAATGTGAAAGATATCGTTTGGGATGAAGATGAAGATTGTTTGAAAGTCTATTATGAAGATGAATGGTGGCACTATACAAGAGAACTGGAATGGTATTAAAGAACCCATTGTAGGATTCCTTTACACTCTGTCGAATAGGTAGATTGGAAAGGAGTGGGGATATGTCCAGAATGTTAGAAGGATATGAAATAATACCAGGATATGATTTTGACATGTTCGAAAAATGTGATATTTGTGGAGTAACAGGTAAACGTACAGCGGAAATGGATAATCGTGAAGAACAAGAGACTATGACAGTGTGCATAGATTGTTATGAGTTTGATAAAAATCCGGATTTATTCGAATGAGCATCCATAATGGGTGCTTTTCTTTGTTGTATAAAAATTACACATTAAAGATCATCTAACTATGTTAGAAGGAGAATCTGAGTAACCGAACGTTACGCAGCTTTATTAGACAAATTAGACACCTAAAAAGGGAAAGGATGAGGTATAGTGGATAGCTCATATATCGATGCGCAAATTAATCAAGTAGTAGGTCAGGTTAATCAATTGGCAGAAACTGTAGAAAGGGTAACAAACGAAGTAGTAATCCTTAAAGATGAGATCGCTACAATTAAACGTTCTGAAGTAATAAAAAAAATCAATGATAGCGAACCAGTCGAAATGAATTGTAAAGTTAGCGTTAATTTAGATGGGAAAGCAATAGCTGAAACTATTATTGAACATACAGCAGATTCTATACATGTAACACCAAATGGTATATATACAAGAGAAGAAAATAGAAAGAAACAGTTTTGATTAATCCAATAGCAATTATCGTAGGCGCTGCCGGGATCTGGGTGGCGTCTTGTTTGTTGTTAAGGAAAGATAAGCGCAAACGTGTTGCATTTAGGAGGTGAGAGGAATGTTTCATAAATTTAAAGATTCTCTTGCTTGGGCTATAGTTTGCATCGGATTATGGATTGAAGGTTTTAGAAGATAAACTTAACAAAAATAGATAAAGTTAACAAGGTGAAATTTATGCAAGGAAAAGCAGGTGTATGAGGGTAAAAACAGCGTAAAATCAACGATGTATAAAACATGTTGTAAGAGGAAGTTCTTGAAATTGTCACAAACGTTGATATGACGGTATATTTCCCGAAAATCTAGTTTACATAAGTAACCTTATCGGCAGTCATTTTGAATATCTATTCATTTCCCGTGCATACAACAAATTTCCTGCCGCAATTTTAAAAATAAGATTCTTTTTGGAGTGGTTTTTATGAAAAAGAAGCGATATATGAAGAAAAGAAAGAAAATGAATCTTTATTATGTGACGAATGGATATATAGGATATAGCCAAACACATGTGTATGTCATTGCGGAAAATCACGAGAGAGCAGAAGAGCTAGCTTCCAGAAGATTTAGAGAAGACGCTAGAAATAAAGATTATGATGAAGTTCTTGCTAATTATAAAAAATTAGGATGGCCTACAGATCACTTAAAGGAATATCGTTATGATGAAAGTTATTGGACTGATTTAGATGTTTATTGTGAAGCAGAAGATGTATCGCAAGAATTTGTTTCTGATGTAAATGATTAAATACTACTTTTTTATTTTGTAAGGGAGGATAAATGATGGAGTTATCAAAAATTGAAAAAATCGCAATTGCATCTTCAATTCTTTCGACATTCGGGGAGGATGCATTGGCTCCTCATGTTGATTTAAATCGCTTATCTGAATTATGTGAGGAATCAACTCAAAATTCAACAGTGAGACAATGTGGTGAGGCTACAGTTAGTGTTTTAAATAAGATTATTGATAGCTTGACAGAGGAGGATGAACAATGAAGCTAGATCAACAAGAACAAGCGGTTGTTATAGGTAATACAATTATGATGCTTGGTGGGCATGAAGAGGTAACTAAGTATGTTGATCCTCAGAAGTTGGCCAAAGTAAGTGATATTCACAACGAGTTATATGATAATACAACTCCGCGTGAACGAAGAGCAGCGATGATTAGGTTGCTTGATAAAACAATGGACGAGTTTTTGAAGTAGCAAACATAAAAAACGGAAAAGTAATTCGTATTGGGGACGAATTACTTTTCCGGATGACAATGTTAACTTTATTATAACAACTTGTATTAATTTGGTAAATATATATTCTTAATTTTCCATAAAATCATTTAGATATTATCGTGAGGTGGTGGTTATGGCCAAAGGTAAGGTACATACATGGCTGACAAAAGAAGGGTTACTAAAAATAGAAGGATGGGCACGTGATGGACTTGTAGACGAACAGATTGCAAAAAACATCGGTATTAGTCGTGCCACGCTTAGTAACTGGAAAAAGAAACATCCACTGATTACAAGGGCATTAGCAAGAGGTAAGGAAGTAGTAGATCGTGAAGTAGAGAATGCTCTTTTAAAACGCGCGCTTGGATACACGTATGAAGAAGTAACTGTATTACGCCAAGAAGTTGAAGAAGGTGTATTTGAAAGTGTTGAAGCGAAACGCGTTAAAAGACAGGTACCACCAGATACAACTGCTCTTATTTTTTGGTTGAAGAATAGAAAGCCAGATACATGGCGTGATCGCAGAGAGATTGATCACAGTGGTGAAATGAAACAAACAGTAGAACAAACAACAGATTTAACGAAGTATACGGTAGAGGAGCTGAAGCAACTTGAAGCCATCCTTAAAAAATCTACCGACTCTTGATGATATTAAGAGAGAACTTGCCAGAAGGTCATTTGCTGAGTATGTGGAATACGTCCATTTTGGCAATTACCGACACTTTAGGCATACCAGATTAATATGTGACACACTGCAGCGGATTGCAGATGGTGAGCAGTTATACGTGCTCATTGAGATGCCACCGCGTCATGGTAAGTCAATGACAACGACGGAATCATTCCCGTCTTATTTTATTGGTAAAAATCCAGAGAAGCGTGTAATTGTTGCTTCATATTCAGATAATCTTGCTAGGAAATTTGGGCGTTTGAATAAACAAAAAGTGGCCAACTTTGGTGATGAGTTATTTGGATACAGATTATCGGATGATAATGCTGCAAAGAATGACTGGTCACTCCAGGATCATAAAGGTGGAATGATCGCAACGGGTATTGGTGGTTCCATTACTGGACAAGGTGCAGATTTATTAATCATAGATGATCCATTCAAAAATGCAGAAGAAGCAAACTCCCCTACTATACGTGAAAAAGTATGGGATGAATGGGAATCTACACTTTCTACCCGTCTCCATAAAGGCGCATCTGTCATTGTTATTATGACGCGTTGGCACGAAGATGATATTATTGGTCGCTTATTAGAGAGAAGTCCTCACGATTGGATTAGGCTACGTTTACCTGCCATTGCAGAAGATGAAGATGATTTACTTGGCCGTAAGATTGGAGATCCGCTATGTCCGGAGCTCGGATACGATGCAGAGTGGGCCAAAAATAAAAAAGTTGAAGTTGGTACCCGTACATGGTCTTCATTGTATCAGCAAAGACCAAGTCCAGGAGAAGGGGCAATCTTTAAGAGACCTTGGTTTGTTAAGTTCTATAAAGTAATACCATCAGATATAAGCGAACAAATGCAGTCTTGGGACTGTACTTTTAAAGATACAGAATCAAGCGACTTTGTTGTTGGCCAAGTATGGGGTAAACGAGGTGCTGATAGGTATTTATTAGACCAAGTAAGAGACAGAATGGACTTTCCTGCTACATTACGAGCAATAAGGTCATTGACTGCTAAATGGCCACGTGCAGGAGTGAAGCTAATAGAAGATAAGGCTAACGGCTCTGCAGTTATACAAACTCTACAAAGAGAAATACCTGGCATTATAGGAGTAAATCCTGAGGGTGGAAAAATCGCAAGAGCACAAGCTGCAGCGCCCCAATTTGAAGCTGGTAATGTGTATTTACCAGATCCATCAATAGCTCCTTGGATTCATGATCTTATCGAAGAATTTATGGTGTTTCCAAACGGAAAAAATGACGATCAGGTGGATTGTACATCGCAAGTTTTAAACAGATGGAATATGCCACAGGAAACAAGTTATGTCGTTTCTCCTATTATAGGGGGAATTAAGAGGGGGTGATTACTATGGGTATCCGGAATTGGTTTTCAAATAAGAAAAGTAGAAAGAATAATGAGTTACGAGCAAATGTTGCTGCAGCAGTTCGTTCTTCTGTAAAAGGATTACAAGGCGGTAAACAAACGCAGAATAAATGGGAACGTCAATTTATGTGGTATAACGGGCCTATACGACGTTCTGAGTACCGGACAAAAGATGTTATGGAAAGCTTGAGAATGATACGTGACATTGATCCGGATGCGAGTATGGCGATATGGAACTTTATTCGATTGGGTAATAGTGGCCATCAATTAGAATGTCTAAAACCTACCGGGAAACCAGATAAGGCAGCTCAAGAAATTCTTAATGATGTGGCTAAACGAGTAGGGAAAATGTATGGAGGCGGTACAGATCAACTGATTGGTGTACTATTCCTTACTGCTATTACTCAAGGTGCAATCGCTTTAGAGGTAGAATTAACAGAAGGTATAGACGAGGTAGTTGATTTTCATGCAATAGACCCATCTACCTTAGATTTCCGCTTTAATAAAGAAGAAAAAGAGCTAGAACTTGTGCAGAAGCAGGACAATGGAGAATACAAAGTGTTGAATCAGGAGCAGGTATTCTATTTCCCTCTTGATCCAGACGTAAATGATCCATATGGACGATCCCCTATCCTGCCGATTTTACAAATTATATTTTTCCAGGTACAAGTTTTACGGGACTTGCAAAAAGTGGTTCATCATCAAGGGCATGCGCGTTTCGATATTTCAATTGTAGAAGAAGCGATTATGAAAAATATACCGCCACACATTCAAGGTGATCCTAAAGCAGTACAGGATTATGTGACTGGTTATATAACAGAAGTGCAACGAATGATGAGCGAACTGGAGCCGGATGATGATTTCTTTCATACTGATAGCGTGAAAGTAAATATTACAGGTGGTATACAAGGTAAATCTATGGATGTTACAAAAGTTATTGATGTAATTAACCAACGTGTAACTACTGCACTGAAGCAGCTGCCTATTTTATTAGGTAGAAATGAGGGAACTACAGAGACACATGGTACTATTCAATGGCAAATCTATGTAGCAGGTATAGAAAACATGCAGCGCGGTATTAAACGTTTATTAGAACGTGCTTACAACGTAGCTCTGCAGGTATATGGTAAACAATCCAAGGCCAGACTTACTTTCAATTCTATACGGGTTAATGACCGTGAAAAAGAAGCAAATGCCGAGAAGATTGAAACAGAAACAAAACAAGCTCAGGTTGCTGCAGGTTGGATTGATAACAATGAAGCAGCACAGCACATGGTTGGCCATGATGCAGTAGCAGAACCGCAAGCTCCCTCTGCTCCACCTGCAGTAGGAAGAAGTAAGCGGCGGCAAATGAAAAAAGAAATTAATATGCGTGCTGATTCCGAGGAAGATGAGTATGTAAAAGAAATTGATTTAGCTTGGTCTTCTGAGATTGCAAAAATCACAACAAAAGCACGTGAGGAAATGCATAGTTTACTGCAGAATCAGTTAGAAAGATACATTAATAGGTTACAAGAGGCGCCGGAAGTTCCCACCCGTATGTTGGTAGATATACAGCGTATGCCAAAAGAAGAACGAATTTTAGAACCTATTAAAGCGTTTATTGAATGGGTTCGCAAACATATTCTCGGTGATTCTGTTCAAGAAATTGAAGAATGGAACGAACTAGCCTATAAATGGTCTGAGCAAGCCGGATTAGTAGCCGGTGAAGAAAACTTATTTGAGATTGATCCAGAGCTTAACTTTAACTTCCGAGATGAGAAGCTGCTCCGGTGGCTTGCTAATCGTGCATATAAAAGTGCAGAACTTATACAAGGTACAACGGATGAAGCTGTTATTATGACTCTCTGGGATGTAGCAGCAGAAGGTAATTATACAATCCAGAAATTTTCCGATGCACTGCAAGAATCCTTTGAATTTAGTGATACCAGGGCAACTACAATAGCTCGTACAGAAGTAATAAACGCTTCTCGTGCAGGGCAATTTCATTCTGATGATCAAAGTGGAATGGTAATAGGAAAAGAATGGCGTTCTGCTCGACAACCAGATAGGACGCGTCCTGGTCATTATGATGCTAATGGGCAGATTCAACCATTTGACAAACCGTTTGAAGTGGCAAATGGACAAGGTAGTCTAGAGAAACTAATGTTCCCTGGAGATGACTCTCAAGGAGCTACTGCTAGTAATCTGATTTGTTGTCGTTGTTGGTACAAACGAATTCTGCAAGGTGAGGAAGATAAATTAAATGGAAATTAAAGGCGGTTCTATTAATAATGCGGAAACATTAGTTATCGGAGAAGACGGGCCTACATTGTATCTCCCTAAAAACAGCAATATTGTTAATAGGATAAATGATACAACAAAAATTACAATAGGAGGGCTATACATGCCACAAACAAATGAACAAATTGAAAACACATTTAGTTATCATTCTCCAGAAGAAGGGCAACCAGAAAAATATGAGGCTCTGCGAGAAAAGGCTAAAGAATTTGCATACTTAATCGATGAGTTATGTCCTGCTTCTCGTGAAAAATCAGTAGCTTTAACTAATTTAGAAACTGCAGTAATGTGGGCTAATGCTGCAGTTGCGCGTAATTAAATCTACGTTATTTGAGAGGAGGTGAACGATTTATGAGTGAAGCAGCACAGGTTTTACATCTACCTGTTCGTTTAAGCCTTGAGCAAAACCAAGATGTTGATTTAGAACTTATTAATAGGCATACTATTGAGCCGGTTACAATGGAAGAAATATTTACGTTTAGTGGTAATTGTTCAAATGATAGACAAGATTCATATTTTACAAGAATGGACCCAACTACAACATTACGAAATTATGCAGAAGATTTAAAAACAGGTGTTTCATTATTAAATGGTCATGATATCTCTTTAGTTCCATATGGCCGTAGCTATGATGGTATTCTTGTCCCTGCTGCAGATGATGCAAATAGTCTCAATGCAGTAAGAGGGCACTGGTACATTATACGAGGACTCACTTTAAATGGTGAGAATACGGATGATACTATTAGAGCAATGAAAGCTGGCATTATTAGAGATATGTCAGTTGGATTTGGTGGAGATAAAATGTCATATCGCTGCGGATCATGTGGCCGTGATTTATGGGATTGGGAATGTCCTCATATTCCTGGTTTGGAGGATGAGAACGAGCGAATTTCATTTTCTTGGATTGTAGATGCTCATTTACGAGAAGTATCTACTGTATACAAAGGTTCGACACCAGGAGCCTATATTGATAAAGCGCGCGAATATGTGCAGCAGGGGCAACTATCACAACAAAATATCGAGAGACTAGAACGCCAGTTCCAAGTTCGCTTGGATGATAATAAGCGTTCATTTTTTATGTCTAAAAATTCAAAGGGGGCACGTAGCGTGGGATTATTACAACAAATTACTGAAGCTATTCGAGAAAACAAAGTTGAAAAACGAGAAATTTATAAATTACTTGGTGAAGAAGGAGAAACTTTCCGTCAACCAGATGATATTGCTATTCGTAATGCGCTTGGTGATAACGCCACAGTAGAGGGTGTTAAGCAGTTGAAAGAGGAAGCAGAGCAAGGA